AAAAGTCCTGCATTTTCTTTCAACCATGCTGGCAATTGTACCAGAATTCGGAGGAATACGGTTGTCAGATTTGCCACTTTAAGCACTGCCGGACTAACTCCATTTACCAATTGCATGGCAAGAATACTTAATTGGTTGGTGGCTTGTGCAATTTTGGCATTATGTGTGCTACTAGCAATTGTGGCTTGCTCAATAGCAGTATTTGTCCCCGAAACTGATTTTGACAGACTTTTGAATTGTTCTCTTTGTGCAATCAGTGAGCGGACAATAACTACTTCGCGTTCTCCAAACATATCCACCATTTTGTTGAATCCACCAGGGCCACTAAACTTTTTGTTTAAGTTGTCCAGTGCATTGTTCATTCCCACAATGGCAGGATTTGTATCTCGTGCACCAGCCATCATTTTTACGAACATCATTTTCAGTCCGGTACCCGTAATTTCTGCCTGAAAACCTTTTGCTCCCAATGTTTCTATTGCAGCAATTGATTGTTCGATTGGTACATTTGCATCTTTGGCCAAGGCTCCAAATTTTGTCAATGCTTCTGCAATATAGGGTACTTCTACAGCTCCAAATTTTGCTCCAGCTCCAAGTGCATTTACATATCTATTGGCTTCCTTTGCCGAAGCTCCATATTGATTTAATGCGGTGGTAGTTCCAATTACCGCCTCCTGTAATGGCATTCCTGCAGCAGCTGCCAATATCATGCTTTGTTTTGTAACTTCATTCAAAGCAGCTGCATCTGTAAGTAATTCCGGTTTTGCCGAACCAACCAATTTGTAGGCTTCCATGATTTCGTTCACTGACGAACGAATGCGAATTCCTGTTCCCTCCAGTGGATTTGAAGCCATTTGTTCAGCCCATTTTGTAAGTGTATTAATGTCTTTATCTTCCAGTCCTGTGAGTGCTTTTAAGTTGGCAGTTGTATCTTCCAGTTCGTTTTTCATATCCATGTATTTTTTCAATACAGTGATCACTCCGGTGATTGCCATTGCACCAATGGCGAACAATTGCCAAGTTTGATTTGTCCATTCGGCAAATTTCATAAAGTTGGATTGTCCAACTTTGGTTTCATTATTTACGAGGGCAATTTCTGCTTTTACGGCTTTGAGTTGGTTGGCGTGTTGTTTCCATGCATCTGAATTCCGATCAAGGTCAGATTTATTCATCGTGGTGTTCAATTCCTTTTGTGCCTTGATAAGGTCACGCATGGAAGAGCCTGAAACATTGTCCAGTACCTTTTTGATATCCCAATTGGATTTTGTGAGTTGGCGAATTTCCTTGTCGGTGGCTGCCAACTCTTTTTTTAGTCGGCTGTATGCTTTTTCGGCTTCTGGACTTGGTGCCGCTTTTCCTGCTTGAATAAGGGCTTCACGTAATCTTTTGGCTTTTGATTCCAATAGATTAAGTTCTTGTTTGGCTTGCTCCCCATTTACGGTAACGGTGCTTTGTGCTCTTTCGTTTTGCATGACATTTCTAATTTAGAAATGCAAAGAACACTCACAACACAGGTTAGAAAAAAGACAAAAAAGCCTCACATTTTGTGAGGCTTTTAGTAAGTAATTAAACTGATTTCCAGTATTTCGGTATGAATTTCCAAGCCAAAAACAACAAAATTGGTATTCCCATTCCCACCAGAATCCACACCCACCAACGACTTGACTGTTCTGAATTGTGTGTTTTTTCTTTTTTGCTCGATTCAGATTTAATAGCAATTTTCTTTACTGCAAGCGTTTTTGATTTGACTTTTTCAGCCGTTTTGATTTCCGTTTGATTTTTGTTTGTTATCAGCAATTCGCTTTTAATAGGTGGTTTGCCGGTGGCTATGTCAATGGGCAAAGCTGTGTCGTAGTTGGTCAGCTTGGCTGACCATTCGCCCGATTGTTTTTCTATTTGTTCCAGGTTCTTTTCCGCAAATTGGACATCCATTTTATTACTGTCCGATTGCTGCGTGGTTATGCTACTGATTTCTGTTGCACTTTTGGTTGTTTTACAAGCCAAAAATGTGATTGACATTAGCAATATAAGAATTTTTGTTTTCATGCCGCAAAGTATAAATTTGATTCAATTTTTCTTCGTTTTATTAATCCATTGGAGATTTTGCCACCGGCATAAACCCATTTCATAAATTCAGGTGCAATGCTGGCATCGGTAGAGCTTTTGAGTACTTTCTTTAGTAAGGCACTATCGCCAAGACCTTCTGGCGTTGTGTCTATGTCAATATCTGAGCCTACATTGTACGCAAAAAGTACCAATGCATCAAACTGATTTTGAGTGAGAATAACCGATTTGGTGAGCATTGTTACATCTTTATCAAATGTTGCCACATCAAAAATCAACATTTCAACCGCTTTTGTTTCGCTTATTTCAGGGTCTCTCAAACTTACTCTAACACCGTTTGAATAGCGTGTACTTCCATAACCAATGGTTGGAACGCCTGCAGAACATAAATAAGGTTTTGAGCGAAATCCTTCCAACTGCTTGAGTAAATCAAGCCCTTTTTTGCTTAGTTTCATTTTACGTCCTCCGGTTTTTTCAATTCATGTAAATCAATATCAAAATGTCGTTCGGCTTTGTCAACCATGATGCGCTGCGCCATTTTAGCCCATGGTTTGTTGTTCATGCTGCTTTCATTTTCCAGAATAGACCATATTTGTATAAAGCAGAAAACGAATGAAACGTAATTGGCAAGGTACAGACCGTTGAACATAACAAGTATTTTAGTATCTATCAGATACGCTAATACGATTAATGCTAGCATTTGAATGGTGGTTACAAACACCTTGCTGCCCTTGCTCGACCGAAATTTGCCAGTTCCTTTTCCTGTTTTCGCTTTCACTCGCTTGCTCAGTCTGTAAGCTGAATAAGCATCAAGAGAAATTGCCATGGCACAAATAAGAATAAAAGGGAAAGTTGGCTCTATCAATGTCAGAAAGCCAGTGGCTAGTGACAGTGACCATTTAAGAATTGTGTTTAGTTGCATTTTAGTTTGATTTATTTTTAGAAACACTTGTTTAGAGAAAAATTAGTATTACTTTTGTGTATTCGTAACCACAGACATTGAGGAACGATCGATAGCAAATCCATACATTGGAAGTGCTAATAATATGAACCACAAACACTCGGATACTTGAAATATAGTCCAGTTGTGGTTCGTTTCTTTTTTATAAAACTGTCAAGGATTTACGTAAATCACCATTAAGTTCAATCCTGAACAACAGTTTTGTTATCTCCCCGTAAATATATTTTGGTTCGTGCTGAAACATAGTACTAACCGGATAAGCTACTTTATCACCCTCAAATTTTGGATTGTCAATCCGAATTGCTAAACCAAATAAACTACATGCTACTTGGTCATTTGTTACAAATTTGGCCTTGTTACTAGCCATCAAGGAAAATTTCTTCTCAGTCTCCGTCGAAATGTCTTTGATAAAAGAATCCATTAAATAATCGCAGGTCATCACAACAGCGGAATTCAAAATCAATTTAGGAGTGAACCACGATCCGCTTTGTATGCCAAAATTGAAATCTCGTATTTGAGACAAATACTGACCATTTTGAGATTGTGCACCAGGTTCAACCCACTTGTTTTTTCCGTGTTTTAAAATGGTGTTACTACCGTTTTTTACTTTTTTAGTATTGTGTTTTCTCATCAATACAATAACCGGATTGTGATTCATGAATTCGGTGTTGTTTTCAACAAAAACTTTCACAATAACAGTATTAGAAATACCGTTTGTAGGTGTTTTTCTCACTTGCATATCAAGTCGGGGGATGCTGATAGAGGGTCTTTTCAGTATTTCTTTACCCATTCGGGCATCCAATGCCTTTCCGGCTACGGAATGTTCTAGGCTGTTTTCAATAAAATCGGTTATATGAGCCATGCTATTAATTGTTAGATTGTTACTATTGTATTGTTGTTTTGATCTAAAATAAGTTCTCCATTATCAGTAGTCAAAAACTGATTGATAAATGAATTGAATTTTCCAAGTTGTTCGCCAATTGTATTAATTTCAGTTTGAAGTGCTGCATCACCTGATGACCTTTCAGCAGATTCATCTTCTAAGGCGGAATTAAATAAATCAACATTTACCTTATCGGCTATTTTGGCAACTTCAGCTTTAGCTTCATTCGTATAATCATTCGTTGATAATCTTTTCCCGGAAACTTTATTTACTTTATTAATCACTTTTGCAACTTCAGCTTTAGCTTCATTCGTATAGTCATTTGTAGATAAACCTTTCCCTGCAACTATATCCACCTTGTCGGCTACTTTGGCAACTTCGGCTTTGGCCTCATTGCTGTAATCATTGGTAGATAAATCTTTACCAGTAACTTTGTCAACTTTGTTTGATACTGAATTCACAAGTTCAGTAATGAAATCAATTATTTTGGTCGCTGCATTTCTGACTCTTGTGGTGGTATTTGCATCGGGTTCTGATTCAGTTCCAATGGCATTCCATAAAATCTGTGCTTCTTCTAATTTTCCCATGTTTTCCTGTTTGAAATACAAAAGAATTGGTTTTTAAGAGCAAAAAAAAAGACACTCAAAAATTGAGTGTCTCAAACATTACGGCTTGAAATTGTTCTCCGTACAGCTCGGCTGTTTTTTCGGAAAGAACTTTTACCGAGTGATAATATGATTTGTTGTACCATGGCTTTGCACGCCTTCCGCTTCCTTGGCCACTATCGGCTTTACTGACTCCACGACCTACGCCCATATCAACCATGCGCCCATAATAATTGTAGGTGTGGACAATCTTTGCTACCTCTCCATTGGCGGCTGCCTCAACGTGTGTAGCAAAAGAGGACAGCAATGCGCCAGTGTCCCGGACATTGAGTTTAATGATTTTGTCTTCCCAGATAGTGATCATCATTTTTGCCCACGCATCGTAATACTTTCGTTTATCAGGTTGTCCAGTCGTTGGCATTATATGCTAAATTTACTGGTTCGTCAATGGTAATGATAAAATAGATTCCTGCTGTTCCAGCTGCAAAGTAACCAGGTACTTCGTGGTACGGAATGCGTTCTTTGTTCAAGTAATTCAATCCCTCAGAATTATTGTTTGCATCAACCAATAGTTTGCTAATTAGGCTATTTCGAATACTTCTTGTTTCAGTAAGTACCGTTTCTCTTTCTGACATATCGGTGATTTTGTATTTTTTAAGTACATATACCACTATGCTTCTGCGGTTGAAATATCCACCACCAAGGCGGATAGTTATTCCATCATCACTATCGTCAACAGCTAAAAAAGCATTTTTTACCATGTAATTTGCCAACACCTCTTCCAGTCCATTTATTCCTGATACACGGCAAAAATGGTAGGCATCCTTTGTTGTCTTTAGTTTTCCATTTAGAGTTTCAAAATAACTTATTGCGTTCCACATTTTATTTGCTGTTTGCTGATAACTGTTTACTTTCTTTTACCTTTTGATTCAATTCATCCAATGCATCCCATGTATTTGATTTCAAAACCTTCTCACGTTTGGTTATGTCGCCATCTGTAAGGGCGCGCACCTGGTTTTGAATAATGGAATACATATCGGGTGCAGTTGGTTCTTCAGCCTGATCCGTTGGTGTTGCTCTATCAAAAAGGTAGCTGAATTTCTTTGAGAAATAGCTTTTAATACCCACTATCCACATAATTGTCCATAGCTTTTCGGTGGGTGTACTTTTATCAAAATTCGGCTTTCTTTTTCCTTTTTTTGTATAAAGTGCTGCCATTAATCTGCTTATGTATTTATCCTCTTTGGTAAATAGATA